CCCGCCCCTTCCATGATAGAAAGTTACATGAAAAATATTTTTTATGAAGTTGTTAAATCAGCAACTGTTGCTGAAGATGCTTCGTTTTTAGCGACTAATGTCCACTCAGCGAGTAGTAGTCTTTTCTCAGCATCACCAGTTTTTGCCAATTCTTGTGTTTGGAAAGGTCTTAAGAAACCTGTCGCAAACATTTCTGTATCAACAACTAAAGCTGATCTTCCTGAACTTCTTAGGAATCTATCAGCAACAACTCTTACTTCACCGAAGTCAGAAACATAAACATCAATAGTAGCCACAAGACTTCTATCTTCTGCCATGTCCATACGAGTTGAGTTACCAGTAAATCCTGATACTTTTTGTTTGTTGAATGAACCAACTAATAGTAGGTCAGGATCACCACCATTGTCAAAGCAAGATTTTAACTCACCTTTCAATAATGATTCAGTCAAAACCCTTTGTGTTCCGTCTGTAACAGAACCACTAGAGTTAGAACCACCTGATCCATAAGAGTTGTTAGTTACTGTCCAGCTTTCGAATCCTCTTGATTTTCTTGCCGCACCACCATTACCTGAACCAGCTGTCGCATCGGTTTTCCCGGTAAGGTCTACTTCCATATCTCTTTTTAGTTCTTTCCCTGCTTTTGCTATTTGATAAGCAAGTTCAGAGTCTCTTCCTGCATGATTTACTGCTTCTTGTGTTCCTGAGACCATAACAGGTTTGTATGAAATCTGTGTGTGGTTGAAAACACGAGTAGTAGCAGATAATGCAGCACTTGGTGAATCATCACCTTCTATTTGAGCATTTGATGCCGCTGAAGCTAGTGAGTCAGTTTGCCATTCATGTTTTGTCGCTTCAGCATTACCTGCACCGATTGAAGACATAAATGGTGTGTCTGTTGGAGAGATGTTATAGATTACGTTTTGTAAGTCTTCTCTGTTACCCACAGCATCATAAGTTTCAAATGTGTTACTTAATTGTGCCATTATTACACCTTTGTGTTAAAAGTTAGTATTAAGACTATTTCATCATCGATTTGATCAATGCTGCTGCATCATCAACTCTTCCTGATCTTTTTAGTCTTGCTCGATGTGCTTTTACTTTCTCGCTACTGACTTCTGATCTCGTAGATGGAGTCCCTGGTCTTTGGACTTTAGGGACAACTTTAGATTTTTTAGAGGATATTTTAGTTTTCTGCAACTGGTCATATAGCATAGCTTTGTATAAAATATTGACCGCTCTTGCATCAATCATCGCATCAAGTTCTTCGTTCGAGAGACCCTCAGATAATCCGAATTCACGGATACTTGCTTGTAATTTTGTTCCTTCATCAGGGTCAAAATACTTGGGTATCTTTTTGACGATTAACTTTTTGTTTTCCTCCAAACTCTCATTCCATTTCTTACGAAATTCATCTGCTTTTTCTTGATCGATTTTTTTACTTTGCTCATCAATAGCTTTTTGTTGTGCAAGTAAATCATCGTATCTGTCTTTTTTAAGCAAATATTCTGTCTGATTTGTTACCTTGAGTCTTTCCCAGTCTGTGTTTTTGAGTTTGTCGATTTCACTCTCGTTTGCCTTGGAAAGTTGTTCAAGTTGAGATTGTAAGCGCTGTCTTTCTTGTTGAGTCGCAGTTAGTTCATCGTCAACTTTTTTGCGTTGCTCTGCCAATACTTGACTTTTTCTAGTGTAATCAGCTGTGCGACTATAACCCGCCAAAAGTTCATCTTCGTTGACCTCGACATCTTCACCATCTACTTTGACAGTATATGTCTTAGGCTCTCCAATTTGCTCTTGTGTGCTATCTTCGACACTATTATCAACAGTTTCTGCGGAATCTAATTCCGTTTCTACCGCTTCGTTTTCAACTGATTCGGCAACATCCGTTGCCTGTTCAGAGACCGCTTCCTGGGTTTCTGTTTCTTCTTCAGTCTGTTCAGGTTGTTCTTTCGAAGCCTTCATGCGACTAAGAAGTGCTTTCTGTGCTGATTCGACATCAGTCACAGGAATTCCGCTATGTTTACTTTCTTTTATTGGGATGTTTTCGCTCATCATTTACCTCTCTTTCTTTCTTCTTCTAGTAGCTGTCCGTTTTCAACAGTTTGTACTAGAATATTTTTGACCTTAAGGATTGCAATTTGTTGATGAAAAAGAGCCTCCCTCATTTCATTATCTTTGATATCTGTAGATACCCATGCTTGATATCCTTCAGTTATTACTTTGTTAAAAGCTCCAACAAGTTGTGGGTTTTCGAGCAATACTTTTGCATCTTGTCCCGCTTGTATCTGTGCTTCTTTCTTATCTTCGACCATATTATCTCCTCGATTCTATCTGCTGGGCAGGTATAGTTAATCGTTTTGTTGTCTTTTTAAAGATTCCTCAGTCCAATACTCAGGTATCTTCTTTGTGCCTTTGAGATATCCACGAATGTCATTGGGTTTATGCCCAGTTATTCGGTATAACTCCTCGACAGAAAGTCGGTTTTTCAACATCAATGTTTGTAAATCGTGTTTTGTCAAATCGGTTTTGGATCTTCTAATGTCGGATCTTTTTGTTTAAATTCTTTTGCTAAATCTCTGTGGGCTAATTTAGATGATTGTAGGTTTGTATAACCCATAGTCATATAATGGTCATATTTTTTAGAATAATAATCTGACCTATGCTTTCCTTCTTCTTTTTTTGAATGTTGAGACATTAGTAGGTTTACCTCCCACACCTTGTGCTTTTGCTCTTTTTCTAGATACTGCTGACTTAATTTCTGATTTAGTCATTCTTGCAGCTTTCGCAGCAGGTACGCATTTTGGATATTTGCGACCACTACCTTTTGAACGTCCACATTTGTTGAATCCGCCACCTTTTTTTGGTGAGCCGATATCAACCCAATTCTGTTTGAACCATTTTGTAAGGCCACCTGTGGATCTAGCCACTTCTATAGCCTCCGCCCCTTTTCTTGTAAGTTCTCACTAGCCAGGCATTTGCATAAGCAGAAGGATATACCTTAAACTTTCTTTTTGCCTCAGACTTCACTCTTGAATATAAAGATGGATTTGTTGGTACATTTCTGCCTTTTTTTGCTTTTGTTTTAGCCATATCTACCGCTTTTTTGTTTTTTTAATATGCCACGGCCTACAAGAATATCGGCCTTTGTAACTTTTCCGTCTTTGTTTAGGTCAGGAAAAGTTTTTTTCTTTTTCTTTTTCATCATAATTCAATTCCTTTTTTAGCCATAAATTCCACCTCTTCCTTGCATTCTTTTTTTCTTTACAAATCCTTTTGCTCTTTTAGATAAGTCTTTAAAATGTACTACAGGTTTCGATGTTTTAGTATGAGTCTTTCCTGTGTGTATTTTACCACCAGGCATTTTATGTACTGCACCTTTGTGTTCTTTGCCTGTTTTAAAATAATGTTTAGTTTTTGCTCCCATTAGCATTTACCAGGTTTTTTCTTTTTGCCTTTTTTCATTGGTTTGCCATATGCCATTATAATAACCTCAATATGTCGTTAAATTTATCACTCATCAAAACAAACACAACTATTGCTCCATAAGCTATATATTTAAATCTAAAAACTTCTGATTTGATGTGTTTTACATCAACTTTTAGGTCATCTATATCTTTTTCTATATGTGTAAGATGGTTTGTTTTAATTATTTCTACTTCTTTTTTGAGTAATTCTATTTCTGTTTTGATGTCCTGATCGCTCATGCTAGTGGCAACCTCTTACGTTTTGGGTACATATTTAATGCCATAGCCACAGCTTGTTTTTGCGGTCTCCCTTCCTTTTTTAATATTTTTATCTTCTTTGAGATGAGCTTTGTTCTACTCTTGCCTTTGTAGTCAGGCTTAAATTTAGGGTAAGCCATTAGGTCGGTCCTATTGCAACTGGCCTTTGTTGTGTTGCCTCAAGGGCAAGTTCAGCTTTTTTCAGTTCTAATTCTTGTTGTTTTATTGCAAGATCAACGGCAGCTTCTTCTTCTTTAAGTCTAAGTTCTTGCGCTTTGATTTGTGTCTCTATCTCAAGTTCTTTGGCTTGGAGCTGTAGTTTTTGTAACTCGACCTGTGCTTTTTGAGCTGCAACCTTTTCATCTAAAGTAGGCTCTGCTGGTGGTTTTGGTGGCATCATTTCAGGGTTTGATATAAATTGATCTGTATTTTTATACCCAGCTTGTGCAATATACTCACCAATAGCATTGTATAGGTTTTTAGGTGTCACAAGTGTTCCCATACCTCCTTGTTGCACTAGAGTGCCAAGAATAGTCATAATACTAGACATTGTTTGCATTTTAGACTGTTGAGACCCACTACCTACACCGACATTGACGATGCAGTTCAGTTTGTCTTTCCATCTTGATACATCAATCGGTATGAACTTACCATTGAGATAGAATATCTTTTCTCTGTTCTCGTATCTTTGAACAAGAGCATAAATGTTTCTAAATAAATCTTTAACCCCGGTCTCTGCAAATATCCTTGCAATCAACTCAACTCTTTGCATAGCAGACTCTGTAGCTGCTGAAATTGCACCTGATGTTACATGAGATGTTAATACATCAGGGTTGAGACCCTGGGACATCTTGGAGACACCACTTCTTTCTTCTCTGATGTTATCGAGATACTGCACCATCTGAAACGCATAGGGTTGTATCTGTGGTGTAGGAAGTGCTGTAACCGCCCCTGGCGCTCTCATTCTAACGATACCGCCTGGTCGACTTGTCAATAAATCATCTAGTTCTACTTGTCCTGCAAGGACTGCATATCGTGCATTGTTAGTTAGATACATATTGTCTAACAGGTTTCGCATGATTGTCGATTTGATGAGCTGTATATCTTTGACAGTATCAGCGATACTCATGCCGTAAAACTTATGTGGTATAGGCATTGGGCAGATAGCTGAGAAAGGAATCATGTCTATTTCTTCATTGTCTAAGATATAACTACCACCTTTGGTAATCTTTCTTAGTTCTGCGATGCCGTCACCATCCATGTCTATACGGATATAACACTCATCTATGTAAACCTTTTTAGTAGCCCCTTCACCTTGAGATGGAGGGATTGCGTCATCATCGTAACTGAATCTTGCAAGTCTCTCTTCGTTGAGTTCTGCCTCTGACTGCTCATAACTAGGTATCTCGCTTACAATCGAGGGATCATAGCCCTCTGCGATTAGGTCGCTTATCGATTTTTTGACCCTATGACATACAAAATCGGCCTCTTCGAGGGATGTTGCTCTTCTTGAGACTAAAAATTCTTCAGGTGGTACAGCAACGACTTTGACTTGTCCATAATTCTTATAACATTTAGCTTTGACATCATGTTCGACTATTTTTGGGCTTACAAGATTGCCAAAATCGTCTGTAACTGCCTTTTGAGTGACAGTTTCTGTGTGTTCAACCACCTCGAAATCATCATTTGCTAATATAGACTGATACTCGATCTCTGTCAGATTTGTGTAAGTTTCTGTCGATACTTCGTCTTTTTCTTCCCAATAATGCTTGATAACACCTGTTTTACTGATCAGGGCATCTTTGAAAGCATCATAAAGCACCTTAAAGCCGTTATTTTGGCGATTAAATACATAATTGACGTAGTTGGTAGCCTGTTCTGCCATTTCGACATCTTCAGGGCCTTGTGGCTCGAATTCAGCTATGTTGTTGTGAGTAGTAAATATTCTCATCAACGATGGCATAATATATTCGACTGTATCTCTGACATCAGTTGTTACAATCTCTGATCTGCCATCGATTTCGTTACCGAAAGGCTCACCAAGATAATATTTCATGGCATCTTCTCTTTGATTTGAGAGTTCTGTGTTTGCGTAACCAGTTGCGCCTTGTATTTCAGAGTTTAGTCTTGATACTAATTCGTCCTCAGTTATTTTTTTTATTTCTTCTGCCATCTTTATCCTTTGTTGTTTGCGCTTTACTCTGCATTTTTGTAATTTTTTCGTCTAATTCTTCTATTTTCTCCTCTAACTCTCTGAGTTTGAGTGCCATTTGTGCTGGTGATGCGATTAGTGTAGCCATTATCTTTTCGAATACTTTTTAATGAATTCCTGCGCCCTCGAAAATTGCTTTTCAACATTTTTCATCCTTTTGGTGCTTCTATCTAATTCTTTGCTTTTCCCTTTGAAACTTACATTCGATGATTTAATAATTTCATCTTTCTGATATCTGTTCAATTTATTGTATTGATTTACAGCATTTTTATCAGCGTGTTTTTTTATAACGCTTTCTGTTATAACACTTGGCTTTTTAATTTTATTTTGTGCGACTTTTTTGCCGATGCTTGTCACTATTCGTCCAAGTAAAGCAGATGGTGCTAATAATGGTCCTGGCATGATGTCTCCTAATCTATATATTTTTTAAAAAACCGATCCACAGGGTTTTTGCCTTTTCTTTTGAGATTATATTCCTTGATAGTCTCTTTTGGTAACATACCACCCGGTCCTCTGCGATTTTTTGGGCTTTTGAGGTCTTTTTCGAGCTTTTTAGCCCCTCTTTTCATCTTAAATCGTTTTGCAGCAGATATTCCTGCTCTTATTAGCGGTCCAATCATAATTATTTCCTATCCGTATCTTTTTTTAAACATTTTGTATATAGGCATATTTGCTTTTTTTGCAGCTTGTGCTAAAGGCAACTGTCCTGCAAATTTTCCAAATTTTTTAGTTTCACCTAAAAGTTTCATGGATGGTGTTCCGCCCATTTTTTTTAAAAGTTTTAAAGCTAACATTTTTTCTCCTAATTATTTCCTAAATTTTGGTTGTTTGAACATATTTATTCTTGTTTGAGAATTCATGCCTCTGATTCCTGGTGCAGATTGTCTCAACATTTCTTGCACGATTAATCTGTCTCCTTCCGAAAGACCGCTTTGCATATCTTGTAAGAATCTCCTTTCAGCTTCTGATATTCTGCCTGTCATTCTTTGCATCGCCTGTCCCCTTTGTCTACCTTGTTTCATTGTGCCTGGCATTGTTGTCTCCTAAACTATTGCGACATCAGGTCCTAGTCTGCCTTTGGTGTTCCACCTTGATGTCTCTGTTGTTGAATGTCTTAGACTCATAGCTGCATACCTTGTTGCTGCCATCAAGTCGTCCTTTATTTTTACGATTTTTCCATCTTTACGATGATATAGCCTGTATTCCTCAAACCAGTCATAACAGGTGTTAAATACTTTAAATTTTCCTTGTTCCATGCGAGATAACATATCCATAATCCCTGCCTCAACACTATTGCCACCTTTTTTCTCGCCTAGTGCGGGTGGGTTTTCGAAGTGAAACGGCAACATATTGACATGAGCGGTACGATATTGCTCTGCCAATGTAATCCCTGACCCCTTATCGTGTTGATAGCCGTCATGTGGCCATGCAACCGGGATAAAATGAGATCCTTGCCGATTATTGATATGACTTGCATGATAATCGGGTGTTTGTTTCGCCATTTTGTAGGTATCGTAGACATAGACGATATCTTCGTCTCTATCCCATGCTATCCAAACCACCGCTGTTGGGTGATCGTAGCCAAAATCAAGACCTGCAATCCTAGGGTAATGAGATGGTATACTAAAAGGCTCACAGGTCAAACTATCCTCATCAATTGGGAAGACTAATCCGCTCCCGATCATTGGAATACCCTTAGACCTCATATCTCGCTCATGAGGTGGTAGGGCTTGTAAAATCTGCTCTTTCATGTCATCGGTTAGGTGTTCTGCATCTTCCCAACCCGCTGTAATCAATGCCTGTTTGGCTTGTAGATTCGATGTAAAGTTCTGCACAACCTCTGTCATGCCTGATTCAGGGGTAAAGGTCATATAGACTTGCCCCTTTTTATCTAATGTTCTTGTAATACATTGTGAATAGATATCTTGAGGAGGTTCTTCATCGAGCCATATCAGATCGATACTTTCCCCCATAAATTTTTCAGAACCCATTTCATAGGCTTTGAAGGCAACTCTCGACCACCCCCCTGATTTATGTTTAACAAGGACTGACGAGTGTGCATTGGGTACTCCAGGTTTCCTTGTAGTTTCTCCAATGAGATGCTTGGGAATAGAACCTTTCCCTTTATCTCTTGGGTTGTCGGGTTGCCCAAATAATTCTTTTTGACAGATATCTCTTGTGGTTTCATTACTTGCACCACAGACCCAAGCCTTTATCGGCTCTTTATATTTTTTACCTACCCACCATTTTGGGTATAGGCCAGTCAAATGGATTGCCATTTCCATAGCACCCACATACGACTTACCCACCCTGTTTGCCGCCATGAGTAACCTTTGGTTTGCTTCTGATCCACTTTGATGAAAAGCTCCCTGAAACTTATAAGGAACGTAGTAATTAAGTTTGTTGGTTTGTTGCCGGGTATTAAGGGTGGATATGATCTCTTGTATTCTTTGCGATTCTGTAGACATAGTTATCCAATTCCCAGTCTACACTCTTTTTTTTCGATTACAACAATATCTTGTGATATCCGCCCTAATAAACACAATATGTTGTGGTCAACATTCATGTAGTTAAGGTAAAAGTATATTGTCCAAGAGAATGTGGATGGATATATAATAATAAATAATAAATACAAAGGGGGGTCGTACCCTAGGTAAATTAAATGACCTGATCTGTACGGATTAGTTATTTACCGGGTATATATTCTCTCTCACCTTATTGTACCATACTTTATTTACAATAAATATCTTGTAATTAAAGGAATTGTGTGGTACTTGTAGACAAGTATCATACTTTTACCATTATTACAAGAAATATATTTACTTTATTTACAACAATTATCTTGTAATTATGGTATAATAAATTACCGGGAGGTGTAGATCGATTATTGACCAATTAGATTATGGGTCTGAAAATTGTGGGCTGGGTGAGTGGATAGGAAAAGTAGTCTTTTAATCTTACCTGATCTCATAACTGTACCGAATTGGTACAATTACACTACCTTATTATCTTCTATACTCTCTCTTGTGTCATAGGGCTTAAAACAAAGGTTTTGGGCGATTCATCGACTCAGATTAGGCTGCTAGATCCTTATTGCCCAGGTACAACAAAAAGGCTATTTAAGACCCTATATATTCGTCTATGTTCTATTGCATATTTAGGCAAAAAAAGTTGGGCGATTTGCTATATTCTTGTTGCAAAGGAATATCAATCTGCTATACTTTATTACAAGAAAGGAGATAATCTCTGATCTAAAAAAAACTAGGAGATAAATTATGAAAGACACAAGAATCAGACAAAATGGTGGTAATGGAAGATGGTTCGTTAGCCTTATTCAATACATAAGAATTGGGGATGAACTTCAAGAACAACTATTAGAGATGAAAGACTTTGCAAATGAAACAAGAGCAAGGAACTTCAAAAGGAAATGGGATAGCGAAATCACATATGACAGAGATGTTAAAAATGAAATTGCAAATACATACAATGCAATCAAAAAAAACTAGGAGAAATAAATGAATGAAATACAAGATAAATATGCAATTCAACAACCTTTGGCAATTCAAGAAAAGTGTGAACGAATTAGTATCAAATCATTAAGGCACTTACACTCACATTATTTGAGTATCGTAGAAGATGTCAATCTTTGCACCTTAAATGATTGCCTTTGGTTGATGTGTATAAAAAAAGAAATCGCAAACATCAAGGAAAAATACGGCACAGGCTGTCCTGAAAAGATAGCTGAAATACAAAGAAAGGAAAAAAAACAGGAGAAATAAATGAAATTATATGAAACTACTGATTACTTTGATACTGACAACAAACACACAAGGTTGGGTTTTGAGTTCGAGGGTATGTTTATAACAAATCCAATGTTGTCGATTTGTGCAAGATTCGAGGTCAATCCAATCAAAGAATATGGTTTGACTCAATCGGAAGTAGACAGACTTATAAAATTTAATCAATTAGGAGAAATAAATGATGATGTATAAAAAGTATAGAAGATTAGTAAAGACAATCATTGGTGGCGACCATCTTGATTTAGATACACTACTCGAGCTTATGTCTCAAAGTAATTGGACAGAGAAACAAGTAGAGTTGGAATTAGGAAGTGGTGTTATGGATCTTTACAGGAAAATAAACGAGTAACAGGAGAAATAAATGACTATCATAAAACATTTCACAACAAGTGTTGCTCTGCCGAGTATTTTGGATAGTAATGAAATATGGCTTGAAAACGAGAGAACAAAGAAAATGGTTCAAGACCCAAACATCATGTCATCATTTGACCCTTGGTTTGCAGAACAAATAAGGTTTAGATACAAAATTGTAAAAAGGCAAATAAAAAAGATGGGAGCTTATGTTTGGTTCACAGAAGAGGATCGTTGTCATTGTATAGAAGAACAAGGTCAGCCCCCTAGAATACCTCTTGTTTTCAATTCAGAGGATATAAATGTCATAAAATGGACAGACATGGTTAGGCGAAAATCTTGGGACAAAAAATTTATAAAAGAATGGATTAAACTTGAGTCAGTAACTACAAAAGATGATTACACGAAGTGGTGGGTTGCTATAAAATCAGTCAGTCTTGAGAGACTAAATGATCATGAAAATCAAATCAACTACTTAAAAACACATATAAATAAGTAGCTCATACAATCGTGTGGGTTACTTTTCTTTTTCTGCTTGTAATATGGCTAATCCAATCTGATAAGCAATCTGTGGCACAATCGCATTACCTAATCCTTTAAGTCTGTCCACCCTATCGGGTAACCCATGAGCCACTCGACCCAATCTGGGTTCAAATGACCACCACGAGGTTTGTCTCTGTATGCAACTTCTGTCTCTAAATACTTCTTGTGGTGAAGTTTCTCCATATTCTCTGTTAGTTTGAAGTGCATCCCTTTCGCTGATCTCGGAGTTGGCCACATTTCTTGTGGTTTCGGATAAACAACTTGCTCCCTGAGAGTCGAGTGTTCTGTTCTCCCCTTGCGATTCTTGTCGTATTGTTTCTTTAGTGCTTCTTGGCTTCTTGGTGGAAGTGAGTCCATCGCATTGGGTGTTTGCCACATTTGTGGATTGTTTCTCATCTCCACTTGAACCTGATAAGGCACTCCCTCCATTACTTCTGCTGCTAAATTCGGTATGGGATGTTTCCGAGTCTTCCCCCCTGGGTATCTTTTCTCGTAGGTCGGACTGATTCCTGATGCTGTCGGAGTGTGCCACAATCCAGACTCTATATCTTTGATGGGGCGCATTGACTGCTGAAGCTGGAATAATAAACGATTGGACTTGGTAACCTTCGTTTTCCAGGTCAGCACACACTTGTTCGAATACCATGCCTTCTTGGATTGAAGTAAGATTGCGCACATTTTCTCCAATGACCCATCTAGGTTTCGATTCTTTAATGACTCGTAACATTTCTGGCCAGAGGTGGCGATCATCTCTTGTACCTTTTCTTTTACCTGCGACTGAGAAAGGTTGGCATGGGAATCCTCCCACAACGACATCTGCTCTTTGTCCTTCATATTCTCTTATATCTCCTGCAATAGGAACTCCGGGGAAGTTCTTTGCTAATATTTTTTGACACCACGGCTCATTTTCAACAAATTGTATGGTCTCGAAAGCCCCAGCACTCTCTAATCCTAAACTAAAACCTCCAATACCGCTAAATAAATCTATTACTTTCACTCATCACCAATTTTAGATAGAGCATTTATCTCTATGTTTTTTACCATCTCTAGCATCTCAATGTATGGTTTTTTCAATGCCATAAACTCTTGCTTTTTGTAACCTAGAAACTGCGGTCTGTTGTCATCATTGTAAATAAACTGTCCTGATCCCTCACAATGTTGGCATTTTGTTATGCTGCTACCTGTAATGATTGTGCCTCTGCCTTGACAAAATGGGCAGTTAGGATAGAGAACTTCACGCAAAGCAAGGTTGATATAGTTGTGCATGAGAAATTTATCTTGGGATAACTGTTTTGGTTTCAAATATTTTAAAAAAATACTACAACAATCCTCATAAATATAATCGAAAAGCATAGATCGGGAGTGACTGTCGTCTGTATATTTTGCCAACAAAAGCTCAAATTCTGCACTATCTAGGTCTCTTGTACCCAAAAAATGTGCGATATCTTCAGGTGTGACTGCATCATGGTTGCCCGATGATATCTCATAGTTCATTGATTTAGCTGTAAGAAGTGATAGAAGGTCAGCTTTCATTTGTTTACAACACTCTCCAAACCCTATACTTTTGTTGCTCGATTTTTCTGTAGGATATATTCTTGCCATACTTTTTTGCATAGCTCCTAAGTGATATGACTTTTTTCATGTCCTCTACCACGAATGACTGCTCAACTTGCATTTCATCAAACATTTCGTACATTTGTTTGTGTTTTTTTGGTCCGTGGATGCTCCCCCTTGGTATATTATTTTCTATTTCGTACATTGATAAATACCTAAATAATCCATGTCCTAATAAAATCCTCTAAAAGATTATACTTTTTGCCAAAAGCTATTACTTCATCTCTTGTGCTATCTTTATTTATTTCAAATTCTTTTATGCTGTTTAAATTGCACTTGTACTCAAACTTATAGTTATTTATTAATACAGTAACTTCTAATTCTTCGTAAATATCTTTTTTGTTCTTTTTTAAATTATTAACAAAAGAATCTATGAGTTGTTTTTTTAAATCAACCTTTAATTTTTTTATTGTAGAAAAAGAATGTTCATCATAACAATCCTCAAATTCATCTCTTTCCTCATCATAATCCCATGTATAAACAGGTATATCTGCATAATAAGATACATGAAACCCAACATTTGTTAATTGAAACTTTGCTTGTTCATACTGATTAGACAAAACATCTTCAGTTCCAATCATATATCTAAGACCATGAAATTTTGGAAATCTTTTATAAGGAGCATATCCTTTTATTTTTGTGTTAGTGTAATCATAAACACCATTCAACCAAACCAGTCTTCTAAATTTTTTACTTCTCATTGATTATTAATAACTCCTTTTCTATTAAGTATTGCATAGTCTTTATGTATGCTTGATCCCAGAGATGTCTTCTCTCCTCTTTACTAAGTTTATTGCCGTTATCTAGCTCATGGTGGCAAGTATGACACAAAGCGACAACAAGACTATCAGGGGCTTTTAAACCAAGCCCTTTACCATGTTTGCTTTGGTTACTATGACATGCCACGATAGTACCATTTTGAATGTTACAATTTTGGCAAGGAAGTTCTCGCAATAACTCTAGTAACTTCTTATTCCTATAGGCCAAGCACTATATCCCAAAACAATGCTACCGCTGATATTATCAAAAGGCATTTGATTGTATCAGGAATCTCTATTAGCATTTCCATCACTTTGTCTATCATTGCTTTTCTCCTTCTTTTTTTGTCTAAAAATTCGGCTAAAATTTTCATTGAATTTTTCTCTGTTTACAGGCCGATATCGGTCTCCCTTACCACAAACAATCTCTTTGAACTCTCTTTCATATCCTTGTTGCTCAACAGATTCTTTGAAGTTTTTTCTGTGCCATTCATTTAATACTGGGTCGTCCATGATTTCTAAATGTCTTTGATAATCTGGCCAAGGCTCATCTTCATCAGGATACCAGTCGAACAATTCACTTTTTACTCTGCCCATCGCTTTCCCTCCTATATAAATCTCTATTTTCTTTTGAGATATACCATATCTTAAACCTTGAATCTTCGCTCTCAACCCATTCACTTTCAACTGGCACACCACGTTCATTGAGATCTTTCATCCTTCTTGGAACATGATTGCTACCACTTATCTCTCTAGCATCGTTGAAAGATAGCCTCCTACCTCGCATTAATGCTCTCAATATTTTGTTACATTGACTTATGTTTTCCATCTCTTTCTCCTATGTTGTTTTCTCGTATGAATCATATTCTATTTTGTAAGCATAGCTTTTGATTCTCAATACTCGTTCTGTTAGGTCAAGCTCATCCTTGATACCACGGCTTTCATCCATAATTCTGTCACACTCAATCATAAGTTCTGATATTTTTACAGCTTCCGAGTCTGTTTTAGCAATCAAATCCTTGGCTTTTTGTGTCCCAGGTGTTTCGAGGAACACTTTTTTATAAATCTCATTGTATTTTAACTGTAGTAGTGACTTTTCAACTTGTGCCTTTGTGTAGTTTCTTGTAGCTTCACGATAGGGATGTCTAAAATCCTGCTCGATATCTATATCGCTAAATCTCATTTCTTCCATTGCATGACCTTTGCGGTTTTTGTAATAATGTCGGGCAGTTTTTTCTTGTGTTCTTTAAACTTTATAGCTTTGTAATGTTGGTCAAATTCATCTATGATATCAGGCAACTCTTTTTCGAGTGACTTTCTTAGCCTGTCATGGCCCATAATCCTTAAAACTTTTGCTGCATCAACATCAGTTATAGGCTTTCTGTCAAAGAAGTTTCTAACAAATCTCTCTGATTGAGCTGTGTCTTTGGGTAAGTGCATAAGCAACTGCTTTGGTACTGTTGGTTTCCATTGATCTATTTTTGTGTGTTCTACAAATGCCACCACGACATCTTTGTAGTTAAGGTCTTTGAGTGCTGCATAAAATATGCTTTTTTGTGTTTCATTAATCTTGGGTTGTGCAGAATAAGTCTCATCCATCCTGACCATGAGAGTGTTAAATTCTTCTAGTGTCATGTCCATCTCCTTTTGAAGAGTAGACAACGAAAAATTAGCCATAATAAAAAGTTATCTACTCTATACTTTTATATATATAAATATATATATATAATTAAATAAAAATATAGTAAGTATATTATTAATATATTACTTGTATATTATTAATACAATAACTATACCAATACCAATTATAATGGATTTAAAATTTATTGTTGTCAAGTATTTCTTTTGCAACAATCTTGTGTTAATGTTTCTTGTAATTAACTTATATGGGAAGGTATATGAAAAAAAATATATTTCAGAAGTTGGCGGACGCATCAAAATCTGCTGATTCTGTAACAAAAAGCAAGGCAGAAGGTGTCAGATGGAATCCACTCTCACATGATTCTGTAAGTAAAGTGGCTATGGAAGCATTGAACAAAGCTGGGCTTTACCCGGTATGTACGTTTGGTGAGCCGACTATAACTCAAGGCAAAGGCATGGATTATGCAACAATGATCTGCAATATGAAGCTCATAAATGTTGAAAATCCTAGCGAGATAATCGAAGTTTGTACATCTGCTCACTTTTCTTTGAATGACCATGCCACAGGTAAAGGTATGTCTTATGCAAGAAAATATGCTTTTTTGAACATCTTGAACCTTGAGACAAATGAGGATTTGGATAAAGGGCATAATGTTGACACACATGAGACTAAAAAGGAGGTCAAAGACCCAAATCTCAAAGGTGTTGAGAGTGCTAAAACTCCAAAAGAGAAGAAAGAGGCAATAGAGAAAGGACTTAAAGATGGGACAATCAATGATGACACAGACCCATTTGATCTCGCAAATGCTGCCGATGCAAAGTAAATATAGGCTTCGTGCTTCACTATCTAGTGAGTATGTGTATGGAAAATACAAAGCAAGGAATACTCAACTCAAACTAGATAGAGATGGCATAGTAAAGCCGATTACACACAATTATGATCTAGTCCAATATGGCAAAATCAATGAAAAAAATGCCGTGGCCAAGTTCATAATACTTGAGAAAAAAGTTCCTGATTTTATCTTGCAAGATCAGGATGAAAACCGATTTGTTCAAGAAGACTATTTCACTTGTAGCAAAGGGTCTGTCGATCTTAGTGCTACACCTGATGGTGTCTTACCAGGTGGGCTTTTGGAAGTAAAATGCCCTGATCTTGGGAGATCCTGTTTTGAGAAAGGTTTTCCTGAACAATACATCTGCCAAATTGTTATGCAACAAATGGTGGTGAACAATCAAGATAACGGATATGACATTGATCATACTTATTTTATGGGATGGACACCATGGAAATACAAGTTGTGGGTGTATGAACGCAATCTTGAGTTCGAACAATATGTCGATGATGCTCTCAAAGAGTATGCGGAGGCATTGGTAAATGGTGGCGAGGTGAGAAAGAAACCTAAAGATTATAAAAAGGTTCTTGCCGATGCTATAAGTAAAATAAAATTAATAAAAAAAGGAGACTAATATGTCAGAAAATGCAAGTAATGTAACTGAGCTTAGTGTTGAAACAAACTCTATGTTCAAAAGAGAAAATATCACTAAAGCTATCGGTAACTGGAATCATTTTTGTGGCGAATACTTAGATGATTTGATACAACAAACATCATTAGAATTAGCAAACGCAAAAGACTCTGATAAGATAGATTTGCTGTCAGAAAAAGTACAAAAACTGACTACATTGAGAACAGTAACTAAAGCCATTGTAGATGTCAGCTTGAGAGATGAAAAAGAGTACGGCAAGGGGTATGACATTATATGAAAGTTACAAAAATAAATAGTGGAGGGTATGTAAAAGATATATATATGCCCTCTGGAAAGGTTATCAAAGTAGCTATAAGGCACACAGATGCAACCAAAGAATATTGGGAGCTATTCAGTCCTGCTTTATGGAAATTTGTGGAAAAAGACAAGAATCTATTGAGTAAGTTTCCGAATGGGTTTGGCATTTTTGAACAAAAAAGACACGCAGTAAATTGCTTGAAAGATATTGTTCAAGATGTTTTGTTAAACGAAATTATTGAAACAATAGGAGATAATGATGGCTAAAATAATGTCTGTAAAACTTTTTAATGAAAGCACTCATGGTAAATTGTGGAATGGTGTAAAAAAAATATATGCAATGTATTTTGAAGAGCATCAGAAACTTCCAAAACCCATAACACAAAACTCTAAGTTCAAGGTCGAAAAACAAATCACCATCAAGCCAGGTGTTTACAAAGCAGTATTGTGGTGTAATCCAGGTGAAGGTGATGATGATGAAGATATGGGTGATTGTAACCTTGTTATTGAAACAAGGGACGATGACGTTTTTGGAAAATAATCATGCCGAAAAAAGAAATATATCAGAAAGACCCTGAGAAATGGAAAAAGAAAAATAAGGAAAGCTATGATCCTAGTTATCACGCAGAGTATCGAAAGAAAAATCGTGAGAGAATAAATGCTATGAGGCGGGAGAGATATAAAAATAATCCCGACTATGATAAGCAATATAGCAAAAAAAGGTATCAACAACAGATTGAACGTATTTCTGACAAAAATCAGGAAAATGTCGAAAATCAGGATAGTTGATGCAGAAAAACCCCCTCTAATTTAGCCGTAATCGAAAGTTAGAGGGGTGTCCTACACAAATGTATCATCCTAATGTGTAAGTCTCTTCTCGTTCTTTGTAGGCTCTTTATCTGAGGTGTCGGTGTTTTCATCTGTTGTATCTAGCTTGATACCTAGTAATTTGGTATCAAAGCCGGGTATTTTTGCAACGAGACCAGTAAGTTCCTCCAAAAGCTCATCATCAGTTTTGTTTTGTCCTTTCTCGACATTGAGATTGATGTTTTGTGAGCTAAATCCAGCTAACTCTAAAACAAGTTTTGCTGAATTGAATTTAACAGAATCTTGCTCTGAGTTCAGCATAAGGTCTTTGATAACAGATATTGCCGGGACAGATGCCGTTTGCAGTCTATCTTCTGTTTTCTCCCTGATTTCAACGGCATACTTATTTTTAAAATATGCACCCATAGTCTTAGGGCTTTTATATCCCATTTTTTTAGCTATTGCTGTTGCATTTCCTGCCATAGGCCCTTCAACAAAAGCCTCAATGAATTCTTTTTCTTTATCTTTGTCTATCTTTCTTGCCATATTTACCTCAACGGGTTGTCCGATCTAGCTTTTATCTCATCGACTTTAGCTTTCAATACTGCTATCTCAGCTTTGTTAATCGCTATGTCTTGTTCTAATGGTTTTATGTTTGGTGCTGATTGTGCCTCAAGCACATCTACTCTCGTAATTAATTGTCCTTGAAACACAAAAAGCGAGGCTATTGTAATTACAAGCCCAATTCCTGTTGCTATTGTTTTAATATCCACGAATCCTCCTCAAATTGATTATTTACTTCATCACCCCACACATCCCAACCTTTTCTTTGATTTCTTGCAAAAATGTCTATTCGCTTGTCGCCTAAATTTTCAATCATTTCATAAAACTTATCAGGCTTTTTTGAGTGTTTGATATTTTCTGCTTGAAAGCACAACGGAATCAATGGTTTGCCCTTTATCCACAAAGCAGGTTTTGTTTTATTATAACCAACTAAAATAAATTCGCAGTTATATCTAAAGCCAAATAATGGCATTCCAGACGATTTGCCAAATGTTTTTTCCCAAACTGCTGTGTTTAAATGTTTAAATCCCCAATGTTCCAAAACTTTCTTGCTTTCAAATAAATACTTTTGTGTAGTCCACAGAAATATCCAACAACTATCATCTGCTATAGATTTTATGTCAAGACTTTTTATTTGGTCTAAACTCATAGTCGAATAGTCCATTCTAATTTGTTTTGGCCTATCCTTGTGTGTAACTTTTTTAACATTCCAAGGGGGATCAATTACTATTAAATTATATTTTTTATTAATATCCACGAA